GATAACTTTGATAGCGTGTTATTGAATGGTGCGCTAGTAGAAGCAATTACCTTCATGAAGGGCGAACAAGACATGGTTGCTCTTTACAACGAGCGCTATGTTCAATCTATTGCTCTTCTCAAGAACTTGGGTGATGGTAAAGATCGTATGGACGCTTATCGTGATGGTCAAGTAAGGATTAAAGTTTCATGATCGTTCAAGGACGGACAACATCCTTCAAAAAAGAACTGTATTTAGGTGTTCATGACCTAGATACAGACACCATTAAGATTGCTTTGTATACAGCGTTTGCTGATTTAAATTTAAATACGACTGTTTATACAACAACTAATGAAATTACTGGCACTGGATACGTTGCTGGTGGTAATACATTGACTGGCGCATCTGTTAATTCAGCAAATGACACAGCCTATGTAACTTTTGCAAATACTACTTGGAGTCCAGCATCCTTTACTTGTCGCTGCGCACTAATCTACAATGCAAGTAAGGCAAATCGTGCGATTGCAGTCTTGGATTTTGGTTCTAATAAGACAGCAACTAGCACATTTACAGTAACTTTCCCAGCAGATACGTCTACCGCTGCTGTCATAAGGATGAAATAGTATGTTGAGCGCATCAGGCGGAGCAGAATTAGGAACAGTTTTAGTTCATTCAGTGAGCAATCGTGGCTTTACCCCAGAGGAATTAGCCGAACAAGCTCTGAACAAAATCATTTATGTAGGCGATCAAACACATCCAGCTATTCGTGAACAAGCGCAAGCTTATAAGGAATATATCCGTGAAGCGTTAGTTTTCTACATGAACCGAGCCATAGAGTCTCGGAACACAACTCTAGCAAACCGTTTCACCGAAGCGGGTCATCCTGAATTAATCAAATTATTGGAGATTTAACATGGCAATTTCTATTACCACAGCAATGCCGACCAGCTTTAAGGTGGAAATCCTAAAGGCTACGCATAACTTTTCTAACCCAGGCGGCAATACTTTCAAGATTGCTTTGTTGAAATCAGCTTCTGCTGGTTCAGGCACATACGGTGCTGCATCAACAAACTATTCAAACATCACTGGTAACAGCGATGAAGTATCTAGCTCTGGTACAGGTTACACAACTGGTGGTAACACACTAACTTCTGTAACTCCAGTGGCTGACGGTACAACTGCTGTTTGTGACTTTAGTGACACAACATGGTCATCAGCTACATTCACAACTTGCGGCGCTATGATTTACAACAACAGCGCATCTAACGCAGCTTGTGCTGTATTAAGCTTCAGCGGTGATCAGACTGTTTCTTCTGGCGACTTTACTATTCAGTTCCCAGCAGCGGCAGCAGCAACAGCGATCATCCGTATTGCCTGATAACGGCCTAACGTGATTGAATACGTTGGCTGGGGTACTGGCCCCTGGAGCAGAGGTGCTTGGGGGTACAACGTCTACATCCTGTCTGTTGATGGAGTTTCCGCAACAGGCAGTGTAGGTACTGTTACCTTCAAAATTGATAAGACGCTATTAGTAACTGGCGTTGAAGGTATCGGCTATGTAGGCGATGTAGTACCGTCAGTCAATGATTCAATCCTAGTAACAGGTGTTCAGGGTACTGGCTCTGTTGGAAACGTTTCCGCTGTAGTTAGCCCAGCATTAACAGGCGTATTTGGTACTGGTGGCGTAGGATCTGTTTACCCATTCTTGTACTTCACACCAACTGGCGTTGAAGGTGTTGGTTCTATTGGCGGTATCGCTGTAAATACTAACGACATTGAACGTCCGCTTGGTATTGAAGGTACTGGCGCTATTGGTGAAGTAACTATTCTTCGTGGTAATACATTTGAGGTTACTGGCGTAGAAGGAACTGGAGCTGTTAACAATGCTGGGTTTGGTAAATCAATTAATGCAACAGGCGTCAACGGCACTGGTTCAATTGGAACAGTAACATTCTTAATTAACAGTACAGTGATTCCAGTAGGCGTTGTTGGTACTGGAGCAATTGGAACTGCGGTGCCAGCTTATAACTGGAGCGTAACTGTTACTGGTGTAGGTGGAACTGGAAGTGTAGGAAATGTAACTGCAACGCCAACAAAACGCGTAACTGGTGTATTTGGTAATGGACAAATAGGTATAGTTATTGTTAAAGTTACAGATACAGTAATACCAGTTGGAGTATCTGGAACAGGCGCTGTTGGAACTGTAAGAATTAGGGGCTGGACAACGATTAATGATGTTCAAGATCCTAACTGGACGAATATAACCACGCAATAGGAGTCATAAATGACAACCGCATATACATCCCTACTAGGTTTTGCCCTACCGGTAGAAGGTGAACTAGATGGAACATGGGGCGATGTTGTTAATAACTCTATCACTCAGTTGGTAGAGGACTCCGTTGCTGGAGTCGCAACACAAAGCGTTGCTTCTGGCGACTGGACTTTAACCACTTCTGGGTCAGGTGCATCTAACCAAGCCCGTTGTGCAATTCTAATCCCGACTGGTTCTCCAAGCACATCAAGAAACATCATTGCACCAAGCCAATCTAAGGCTTATGTGGTGATTAACCAATCAAACGCTGCTGTTGTTCTAAAAGGTTCAGCAACAACAGGCATCACAATTCCAACTGGCGCTAAAGTAGTTGCTGCATGGAATGGCTCAGACTTCGTAGAAGTTGGAACATCTATCGGTGGCTCTAATACACAGGTTCAATACAACAACAACGGTTCATTATCAGGCTCATCTAACCTAACCTTTAACGGCACAACATTGACTGCCGCAGGTTTATCTGGCCCGCTTAATGGTACTGTTGGTGCTACAACACCAAGCACAGTAGTAGCTACACAAGTTAACGTAACAGCAGAAGGCCCAGTAAGGTTTGAAGACAATACAGGCGGTCAGTATGTTGGATTAAAAGCCCCAGCGACTGTCGCTTCTAACGTTACGTTTACGTTGCCAGGTGCAGATGGATCAAGCGGTCAAGCCATTGTTACAGATGGTTCAGGCAACTTGTCTTTCGGTACTGCTGGTATTTCAACAGGTAAAGCCATTGGTTGTTTGTAAACGCCAATGTCATTACCGCCACCTGTAGGATATTTGAAACCAGTATATGCACTAGCGTCCTTATTCTCTTTAGCATGACCTAAAGGATAAGACTCTGCTGGCATTACCTTTGCAAAATCATTCTTAGCCATATTAGCCTCTCTTCTGAGCAGCGACTTTAGCTAAGCCACGACCCATAGTTTTCATGTCAATGTTGCGTTTGCCGCCTTTAGAGCCTGTGCTCTTTGGGCCTTTTTCAATCGCTACTGTTGGGCCTGAATCACCTAGGTTTTTACCTTCGGTTTTACCCTTTTTAGTGATGCCATCAGCACCTTTTTTGTACGCCATTTTTAACTCCTTTAAGTTACCGTTATTGTTACATTACCAACGTAAGTTGTCACTGCTAAATTGTTTGGTGTTAACCCATAGTCGTCTTCTCTAGAACCACCTACGGGCGCCCATCCCCACTGTATCACTCGGCTACCACCTTCTGGCGTACCAGTTTGGTCTTCATCTAATCCAGTGTTGTCTAGCAATCGTAAACCATTTAAACCAGATTGGCGATATGCGTTGAAGTCTGGACGTGGATTACGTACAGCTTGTGGATCATCCACTGGGTACATACCAAGTTGTAACTGCGGTTGATCTGGTTCCCAGCATTCTGGGCAAACTAGAATGTTCACATTCTTAGTTTTAATTACAAGACCACGCAATTGTTTTAGCTTATAGCGTTGACCACAACGGTCACATTCCGCAATGGAATACTTGCCAGAAGCAAACCTGTTACCCATTAGAACGCCCCACCACCACCTGAGCCAATGAATTGCTGACGTGGAACAAAGCGAATAGCCGCCTTTTCCCTGTCTTCACCAGCTGCTAAATCAAATTCTTCTGCATAAGCCTGTTTTAACATTTGAACGCGGTCTGTTAACTCAGGATTCTTCATAGCTAAGTAATACGCTAAACCAGCCACAAGAGGCGGTAGGAAGCGGAATGGCATGTCAGCAGTACGTACACCACCACCAGCGTCTTCAATGCGTCTCATGCGCCAATAAACGAACTGGTAGTATGGTTCTTCTGCTGTACCTTGGTCTGGTGTAGGCCAAACAGTTACTGCCGGCAAATTAGGCACTGATACAGCGGCACCTGTAGTGTGAGCTGCTGCTGTTGTATTAGCTTGACCGCGGATACAACTACCAAGATCGTTACCATCAATATAGCCGTAATAAATAATCTCGCTATCCAACTGGATATAACCAGCCGTAGCCAGTCCAACTGTTGAACTAAGCGTGATTGTTGTAGCTGTTGAAGTAATCGTGCCATTTAATGTAAGAGTGCTTAATGCGGTTTGTCCTGACATACGTTGAATCCAAACCTGAATAGGACGGGCTTGTGTCAACTTATTAGGAATTGTCGCATAGGTAGAAACACTAATACGAGTAATATTTAAATCAGCCTGTGTTGAGCTGTTATTTGGCTGAGTACGAATTACATGCTCAAGCAAGTCAATAGTGTCTGTTGGTAGAGCATACGTGTTCTGACCTTGAACAAGGTTGATAGTTCCCTGTTCAATAGTCCACATGTTAATACCACGGTTAGCCCACTCAATCGTCAGTAGGTTCATACTGCGTCTGGCAGTACGCAAATCATAACCAGTACGCATCTCACGACCAGCACGTTCATACGCCTCTTCAGCGATCTCCGTGAAGTTCATGTCAAAGTTAGATGTACCGGATGTAGTCATGATTATTTACCTAATTTTTTTAAAGTCTGAGCTAATCTCGCTCTTTGACCAACCTTACCTGGCTTCTTGGCAGCAGCAGCTAATTTCTTAGCTGGGATTGTTTTGCCTTCTTTTACGCCTAATTCCTTGCGTAATGCGCCTGGTTTTTTGATGGCTTTCTGAATCCACTTCTCTGCCATGATTAGCCTTTCTTAGCTGTCTTAGCCGCCGCAATAAAAGCAGCGTTAGTAGGTGCGCCTTTAGCTCCTGCCTTGCGCATCTTCTCTCCAGATCCCGCAGCAATTCTTTTACGCTTTGCATGGATATTGTCATATAGACCTACCTTTCCACCCTCAGCGTATTGCGTAAAGTCCGTATCATCACGCCGTGGCTTTTTCTTGCCCTTCGGCATTTTGCTAGGCATTACGGCGCCCATACCACGGCTTGCTCTCATACGAATCGTCCTTTGGTTTTACCTTTAATTGCGCAACCATCGCCACGCTTAGATGCTGAAGATACTTTGCCACCAGATTTATAACAAGAAACCTTGCCACCTTTTTTCTTGTTAATCATAC